GTAGGAGCGCAAAACCTAACTATAGGTGCTTTAGGGGCAACGTATTGGTTTGCTGATGGCAAGATAGACGAGGTAGCCTTCTTCACTTCTGCATTGGGCTCTCTTGATATTGAGGATATCTACAATGCGGGAGTTCCCACAGACTTAACCGATTACAGTCCCTACGGATGGTGGAGAATGGGGGATAACGATGGGGGAACCGGAACAACCATTACGGATCAAGGAAGCGCAGGGAATGATGGAACTTTGGAAAACAGTCCAACTTACAGCACGGATGTACCAACATGAGTTATGTAATAATTGATAAGTCGGAAATCTCTAGTGTGGATTTTAGTGAAGTCCTTGAAACTTCCTCTGACACACTTCGTTTTAGTGTGGATGGAGAGAAGACTATTGTTCAATTCAAGGGTACGACCCCATCTTTTTTGGACGGGAAAACGCAATACTCCCATTCAGAGATTTTAGAGATTACCTCGGGTGAAGAATGGAACAAACAACCAAATAATAACAATGACATTTAGCATAACAAGATGTGAAGCGCGTGTGCTGCCCGAAAAAGACGGGAAGCAGAATGTGGTTTCAGAAATAGTAGTTGGAATGACCGGAGTAGATGAGGTTCTCGGCTTATCGGGCTACCGCGATACACTGGTCAAGCTCCCTGCCCCCGACCCCAACAACTTCACTCCCTTTGAAGACATTGATGAGGCTTGGGTGAAGCCGATATGTGAGGGGGTCGCAAAGGATAATAACTGGGAAGAGAGCATAATGAACGAGATTGCTGCGGCTAAAGATCGGCCAGTGCAGAAGGCTTTCTCTTTCCAACAGAAACAACCGGAGCCGACTGAATAATTTTAGATGTATCGGGTGGAGATATGAATGATTTGGAATGGTTAAAAGTGTTCGGAGTAAACGGCACAGTGTTTGCCACTGTATCCCTGTCGGACATTGAACTTGTTCTAAAGATTGTCCTACTAATCGTCACGATATGTTGGACAGCAATTAAAATAGTTAAACTAATAAAAGAAGAATGAAAGCTGGATATAAAACAACAGAGTTTTGGTTAACCGCCCTTTGCACTATATGTGGCTTGCTTTATGCAAGCGGGGTGATTGTCCAAGACGGATCAACCGGAATAGAAAAAGCAGTGGCCTTTGTTGCGTCAGCATTAGCTGCGCTGGGTTACTCCCACTCGCGTGGGCAAGCCAAGGCTGCTGATAAAGGATAATGATTGGTGAACTCCTTGCTGCTCTGAAGGCAGTGCCACGAATAGTGGATGCCTTGGAGCAGTTGGGAGATGTGGCAACCGCGCAGATGGCGCAGAAGAGAAAAGATGAGAAAGATAAAACAGTTGACGATCTTATTGCTGCTGCTCGTGAGCGCAGGTTGCATAAGCGTGAAGCTGAACGGATTTCAAGAGATAGTGGAGAGGAATCAGACGGGGTTTGAGAATGCCGTTGAGAGTGATGAAGGGGCGGAGTTCGTCCGGCAACTGGGTAAGTACATTAATAAACTGGAACAACAAATAGAGGCAAATTGATATGGCAACTATCGCAGACTTAACCGGAGAGACTATCGGCTCGTCTTACGGGACACTTTTAATGGTGACAGACACCGCTGGCATCACCAATTCCTTGCAGACAGTGCAGGACGGATTGGGAGCCAATGATTCCGCGCTCAAGTTGTCCACTACTGTTGTCCGTGTGAACGGTTCCCTTGGTGTAGGAGTGGATTCTCCGGAGTACGTTATCCACGCCCAAACTGCCGATGATTACGTTGGGAAGTTTGAATCCACTGACGCAGGGGCCAGCATCATCCTTGAGGATAACGGCTCCACCACGGACGGGAATCGGATTACCGTTACCAGTGATGCTTTGAGCATAGCCACAGCCAACGTCACGGCGTTAACCGTAGACGGTTCACAGCGAGTCGGCATTGGGGGTACGCCGGCCGGCAGCGGGCAGTTGGATGTATTAAGCTCTAACACGAACATCACGCCCTCAAGCGTGGCAGGTGCAGGAATTTCTTTACGGAACACTCATGCTACCGACGATAACTACTCCTTCATTCGCTTTGACTCAAGCGGAGGCAATATTACATCGGGAATATTTGGAGTAACTACAAACCAAACAAGCAGTTACGGTGAATTATCTTTCGCAACTGTTGGCAGCGGTGGCTTTGCCGAAGCCATGCGAATCGACTCTTCGGGAGTGGTTAAACTTAATCAAGTAGACGAATCTGAAATTGCTTTCCGCCGCAACAACACTGGCGCGATGGACTGCGGTAAAATCACATTCGGTGATAACACTGATGCTCGCGCACAGATTCAAGGAGAAACAACCACAGCTTCCGATGACGGGGAGCTAACCTTCTCAACGGCAGATAACGGAACACTGGCCGAACGTATGCGAATCGACTCTAATGGCTACGTCGGCATAGGCACTTCGTCTCCGTTTACTTCCCTCCACATTGATAGGCCACAGGCGGGAGTTGCAACATTGGACTTTGAGGATGTCTCACAGGCGGCAATTTACATTCCTGCGGCAAACACCTCCTCCTATTATCAACCGCTAATTGGGGTTGGTGAGGGCGACCTTACCTTTACCGCAGCCATAAGTTCTTTTGATGACGGCTCTGGGGCCGCACAAGGATTAGCATTTCATACTGGGGATACCAACGCCATTACCGAACGTATGCGAATCGACTCTAATGGCTACGTCGGAATAGGCACCGCTGCGCCAATTGGTTTATTGTCCCTAGAAAGTGAGGGAGACAACTTCCTCCAATTTGAACTCACGGGAACAGGTGCTAACGTGTGGAGTGTTGGCATGGACAACAACGACGGGAACTTCAAGATCATTGATGGAGCTGCTGGAGACACACCCGCCTTAACCATCGACACTTCGGGTAATGTGATTGTTGCAAGCATGCCCACCTCTGACCCAGCAATAGCAGGTGCGCTTTGGAGTGACTCCGGTACAGTGAAGATTTCAGCAGGATAAGCCATGACATTAACTGAACTAGCAGATTTTGTAACGACGAAGCTCTCTGATACTGACACGGATTCAGTGACAGTGTGCAAGAGCTTCATCAATCGCAGATACCAAATGATTTGGGACACGGGGTTGTGGACTGAATCAATGGGGGTAGCCACTCAAGCAGTAGCCGCAGGAGATACATCCATTAGCCTGTCCGATGCTCCGTCTATTACCTTCTATCAATCTTCCTCCACGCCTACTACGAAGGTAGATTTCCCTGTAGCCTTAAAATTCACAGAGTCCGGCAAGGACGACGGGCTTAATCTACTGAACGACTCATGGATGACGTTCTTTCAAATTGATCCCAATGCGTGGGAGGATGTAACCAGTAGACGGGCTAACCCTACCAACTTTATTAACCTGCCAAAAGATTCCAGCGGGAACTGTAGGCTCAAGCCTGTTCCGGTTCCGAAGACGGCGGGTAACGTGTTTGTCTTGGGCAAACTGAACTGGGTAGCACTGGGAGACGATGACACCCCTGCTCTGAATGGTGTGGACAATGCCCTACTCGCTTTTGCCGAGGGGGATATGCTGGAGCGGGCTAGACAATATTCCAAGGCACAGATCAAGTACCAAGAAGCTGCCTCGCAGGTGCAGATAATGAAGGACTTGGAGAATGGACAGAGACAATCCATTAGCCGGATTATTCCCTACACCTACGATGACTATAACTTTCATGGAACAGTGAGTGACTTCGGCCCGAAAGCATAAATGCCTTTACTAGAGAACAGCGCAACAGATGACCAAATCCTCTTGGACGGGGATACGGGATTCACTGGTGGACAAGCCAGTAACGTGCGCCGCAATCTAATTAAGGATGGGGCTTACACTGCTGGCAAGAACATTGACTATGATGTGTTCGGCAACCTTGTTACGCGCAGGGGTGCAGCGCAGGAAGCCACCAATGCCGAGACTTCGCGGTGGGATGATGTGGATACCGCATGGGAATCTGTCACCTCCGTTTGGGGTGTGTCTGACCTTGCTGGTGCGATTATTAGTGCAGCGGTGCTGGACAATACCTCCACTGAAATGGTGATACTTGCCGAATACGATGGAGCTTCAGTCAAGAACATCCGTTACCTGAAAAACGGAACAGCTTTCTCCGCAGCCATAACCACCTTCAGTGGGACAGATGTTTTCTTTGCCCAACTGTCAGACCGGATGTATTGGTGTGATGGTTCCGAAGCCTTGCAGTATGTGGACACGGCAGGGACAGGCTCCAGCATTACTGCTGGCAAGGTGACTTCCATCACGATGACCGAGCAAGGGAGTGGCTATGATGCTGTCCCTACTGTCACTATCTCTGATTCCCCAAGCGGTGCCGCAACCCCACCAACAGCAACAGGAACAGCCGTCTTGGGTTACAACCTTGGGGTGGCACGGGTGGACATAGA